TGAGCCTTGTCCAATCCCTAATTGTGGAACTGTTTGTCCTAATGCATAAGAACCACCTCCTAGTAAGAATGCATCTCTTAATGATCTTTTTGTAGATTTTCCTCTAAGTTTTTGTACGCCAAATGTGGCTAGTGCTATTGTGAATGGATCCATATAGTAATTTCCTAATTATAGCATATATTACCATTTTACTCTTTGCTTATCAACTCATCACTAAATCGACCTTCGTAGGCATGTTCCCCAATATGTGCTATTCCAGCTTCAACATAAGCATAACACTTACCACCAATATCTTTCCAAAGTTTACAAAAACTAAAATCTTCTCCAAGATATGATTTAGTTTCTGGGTCATGTAAACAATCAAAAAAATTCCACATATGTGGTCTATCCACATACTTACCATTAATAACAGTTTTTTGTACAATACCTTTATCTGGATATGCTTTGATCATTTTTTCAAATACTGATCGTTTAATAAGCATACATCCTGTTGGACTATGAGTTACTTCCATTACACCATTATTTAACATTATGCTTTTAGGATCTGCTACTTTTATTGGATAAGTGTTTAACCATTTTTTAAGATCTTCTGGTTTTTTTACTTTGCCCCTTTGAATCTTATCAAATAACTTATCCCACATCATAGTCTTTAGTGGATAAGGAACAGATATTAGTTCTTTATCTTTTTCAATCATTTTAAATATTGATGGAGAGTTAAAATAAATATCTGAATCAATAAATAGCATATGAGTATGATCTGTTTCTAGAAAACCTGAAACACATAAATTTC